GTTAGGCTTCGCTCCCCTGAACGGGGATCGTCGTTGTACGACTCTCCATTATTCTATAATAACTGGAGATAATGCAATGACCACCGATACTAGATACATTTATGAAAAATTCAGACACAGTGAGCTAATCTTTGTTCCGACCTGTCCTGTTAACGGAGACGATTATGTCTCTGGAAACTGGTCCGATCCTAACTTAGGTATACCTCATCGTACTGAAACCATAACTGAATCATTCGGTGATACTGTTCAGCGTGTACGTCCTGCGGACTTGATTGCGAATCCAACTGCCCGTCATCATTATTCATATGATAGACTGGTTGAAGGGCTCGCAGCTACACCTTTTACTCCTCTAGGGACTCAGTACCTTCAGTGTCTTCCTGGTAGCGATCCTGCAAATTGGCATTTTTATGGCCAGCAGGCACGTAGTCAGAAGACATTTTCACCTCCAGGCCTACCTGATGAATTATCAGGGGACTTGGATTGGCCTTTACGTCTTCGTTTGAAGATAAAACGCCAAAAAGTGAATTTGGGTACTTCCCTTGTTGAGTATAAGCAAACAACCAAAATGTTTGGTTCGTTTGCGAAGGGTATCAAGAACGCTTGGTCTAGCTACAAACACGCTAAGAGAAATTTCTTCTCTATACGTGATAGTAGCCGGAGACGTATCCGGCCATGTGACATTCCAGCGTCATATCTTTCCACGACATACGGCCTCGAGCCTCTTATCAGCGATCTTATGAATTCTATTTATAAGCTAACTGATAGGTTGCAAAAGCCGATGTATCAGAAGTTCACTGTAAAGTGTTCTTCAGATGGAAAGACTGATTCTGGTTACACATGGTCGAGGTCCTTAAGGGCGACCGCATTTCTGCGCTCAATTCCCTCATCAGACCAGTTTACGCTGGGTAATGTTGGTGAATTAGCGTGGGAAGTGGTACCCTTTTCGTTCGTTGTCGATTGGGGCATCGGGGTTGGCGACTGGTTGTCGTCTCTCGATGCTCTAGATGGTCTTGAATTTGTTTCAGGAACTTTGACAGCTTACGACGAAGCAGAAGGAAAATTCGCCTATGATGTTGATGATGGTTACTCTGGAGTTATCTCCAGCGAACGTTATCATAAAAATCTCGGGCGAACTACCTTCAGTTCTATCCCCTTACCTACTCGTCCTCGATTCGGTTTTTCCGGATCGTACAGACGCTTAGCAAACGGAGTAGCTCTGCTTTGGGCCGTAAATCAACGCTGTAAATCTTAATGTCTAAGAAGCAGCAAATCATGTCGCATGGGACTTTCCATGATTACTTAACTCCAAAGGAGTAACAATAATGCCAAACGCATCAGCGATAAGCATCGACGACGGACAGGCAACACCTGTTTCCCATACATTCACGCCTTCAGTGGTTACGCCATCATCTTCTACTTTCGTAGATCGTGATAGTGCAACTTCAGCAGGATCAAAGCGTATTCATTTAGGCTTTAGTCCTCAGTCTGCAAAGCGTGAGACAGATCGTTTATCGGTACGTATTGATGTACCGTATGAACAAACTGTCGATGGTGTTACTAGTGTTGCTTACACAGCACGTTTCTCTGGTGATATAGTTTTACCGAGTCAGATGACCCAAGCTCAACGTGACGACATGGCCGCATTCATTCAGAATGCTTTTGGCCATTCAGTCATTGTTGGCATGGTAACTGACCTAGATCCAGTCTACTAATCTAGTGAACTGGATTGTAAAACTATTTTCATGGTTGGGAAAAGCACGAGAAATCATCCCCTTATTCGAAACCATAAGAGAAATATGGTCGCGAAGAACAGGGAAACCGATGATTTAACGTTGATTGACTTCTGTCAATCTCCCTCCCTTGAATTACCCTTAGCATTTTATGCTTTGAATAATCACTTATAAGGAAACGAAGCTATGTCTATCGATCGTGTCTTAGACATGACCTCAGAGCTGTCGCTCGAGGTCACACTCACGCGCGAACTTTGTCGGATTATCGATACTCCGCGGGCTTTGACCGTTTACCTCATGTTGAAACATGAAGAATTCGATCAGTTAGTAAACCTCGATATAGAACCTTTGAATTATCAGGACCACAGCAATTTCGCTGATGATTACCTGGTTTCGAAGATTCTTTCGAAGTCTACAAATTTACCCCTGGATATCGATAGGACAAAAGTCGCATTAGATGCATTTTATGCATCAGAATCACGTTGTAAAGAGGTTAACGATCAGAGATCTGAACGTTATTGCTCGGCACCGATCCATGAGCTTTCGAGAATTATCTCAAATATCATGGGTCCTCTATCTAGACCTATCCTTGAAAAAATCTCGGATTCGTTTAGATTTGGACCAGGTGCCACAACAGGCGTGAGCGGCAGAGGTTGTGTTCTGTCAGATAAATATGATGAAGACATTCATCTAACTCAGAATCTCGTGCCCTTCTACAAAGCAATCTTAGGCCAAACCTGGTGGGAACACCAGCCTAAACCTGAGATTGTGAAGGGATCGAGATTCACAACCGTTCCGAAGAACGCAAAAACCGACCGCGGAATCGCTATTGAACCCACACTGAACATTTATGGTCAGCTTGGGATCGGTAGTCATATCCGTGATAGGTTAAAGCGTTTTGGCGTTGACCTCAACACCCAAGAAAAGAATCGGTTCCTTGCTAGCATTGCTAGCACCGAACGTCTAGCGACAATCGATATGAAAGCCGCTAGTGATTCTATTTCCTGGAGTGTTGTGGAGTCCCTTATCCCTTACCCATGGTTTGAAATCTTATCGTTGTTTCGATCTGATTTCACTACGGTGGCAGGGATACCTGTGGAGCTGGAGAAATTCAGCTCCATGGGAAATGGTTACACCTTTGAGCTCGAATCGCTTATATTTTACGCGGTCGTGCTCTATTGTGTTCCCAAGGACCGTCTAGATCACTGTACTGTCTATGGTGACGATATTATCGTTCCCCAACAGTACGCCGAACTAGTAATCGACACACTTGAATTCTTAGGATTCGAGGTGAACAAGACAAAGTCCTTCCTGGCAGGAAGGTTCTTTGAATCGTGTGGTTCTGATTGGTTTGATAACCGATCAGTCCGTCCATTTTATCTTCGACGAGGGCAGGATGCAAAACAGAATAAAATTCCGTATTGTGTCCAAATTGCAAACAGCATTCGTTTATACGCGAATATGCGTAATAACGGATTCGGTTGCGATTCTCGTTTCAGAAAACTTTGGGTTGAACTCTATATGAGCTCTCCTAAAGTTTGGAAAGCCTGTAAAGTTCCTTCATCACTTGGGGATACTGGTTTCATCGTCTCACGACGGGAAGCTAGGCCTCAAGTTCTGTCGAATTCTTTGCAGGGTTTCCGGACTAAGTCTATGCATAGTAAACCCCTACGGAAGAATAAAACTTCTATTGGTGTTCTACTAGCAGGACTATCACGAGCGGTACTACCT